GTGGCAATTTGATAATTTACATTTGTCATACTGGTAGTTTGGAAAGAATGAGATGTCTAAGGCTGAAATATCTAATACTAGTTGGGCTATCCACAATGCCCTTGTAGGTAGAGATACAACATACCTTGACGCTAGTAACCGTAGCTACCAACAATTCAACTCAGTAGTATCTCCATACGATGGAGGGTCAACACCCGAAGCTAGACCTCTCTACGTACAAAGAATATCAGTTAATAGACAAATATTAACAGACGAGAACAATAGACAAGCCTTGTAGAACACATACAGTGAAATCTAATCGTAATACTTAAACTTGTGCCACTTGGTACTGCTGAAGGTAGCACCGAAGGTATTACCAATTAGCATGCACCTCTGAGATGGAGGTGAAAAAGAATCTAAACTAATAATCTCAGAGGATATTTATAATGGCTACGCAAGATAAGATAGTCCAAATTGCAGAATTGTCACAGGATGGCAACTACACCGTAACTGGTGATGGGTACATTCCCATCTCCAGGTGCTGAACTGACCCTAGAAACAGCGGAAGAAGATAACACTATCTTTGGTACTGGTAGCTTTGAAAGCTCACTAGGCACCATCGCTAGTCACACCCTCTCTATGTCTGCCTATCTACGTGAGACCGCTGGTTATAACGCACAGTTGAAGAAAGGTGGGAGTCCTACTTCATCTGCGGGTGAACCCCATGTCACTTGATTCTGGACAGACTTATGTAGTGACTGATAGCACCAAGAATTTCTGGGATGCTGCCACCCCTGCTGTTGTTTACGACGATTCTACTGAAGTTGATGCTACTGACATTGAGAGTATTGATTACTTGTTCGGACGTGTCACATTTGATGCAGGCTATACAGTGGATGGTACTGTCACTGTAGATATTGATTATGTAGCAACCACAGCTTTCGGTAATGCTAACAGTGTTGATATTACTCAGACTGCTGGTACTAACGACACTACCACATTTGAGAGTGCTCAAGCTGATAGTGGCTTTAGTCAGATGGAACCAGCCTTGCTGACTGTTGATGCTGTAATTGTCCGGTTTCTACAATACATCCTCCACCTTCTTTGCAGAGTTGAAGAGCCAAGATAACTTGCTGGTAGAGATCGACTGGACAGGTACTGGTGAATTCCTAAGCCGTGGCCTTTTCCGTGTGATCTCCTTGAACCAGTCTGGCGATGTTGGTGATGTAGAAGAGACTTCTGTATCCCTCTCAATATCTTCTCTGGAGGGTTCTGTACCCTACTCTTTCCAGTTTGATGACACGGCTGGTTCTGAAGTGAGTCCTTCTTTCAAGACTGTTTCAAATGCTTGGTTGAACCGAGAGTATATTGGTTTCCGTTATGCTCCTACAGGTGATGCCACTGGTGAAGTCTACTACGAAGGTAAAGCATGTATCACCGACACCTCTATCTCTAACAGTGTAGATGGTATTGCTGAGCTGAGTGTTGAGCTACAAGGTACTAAAGAGCTTGTTCAAAGCACTTTCTAATCTGGCTTCCTCACTATAATAAGATCGACCCCTCGCTGGTGTTACCAGACTTTTAGCCCTCCCTAGAGTTAGCCTTCCAAAAAGGTGACCTCTTCGGAGGGTTTTTTTGTGATAACTGATAAAATTTTAGAATAATTCCAGAATCTTTCTAAAACCTTTTGATTAAACCACCTTGTCCTAATTGATACCAAATCCATAAAAGTGAGGACTTTTTTGTATGAGTAACACAGATCTACGTAATAAACTCCGTGCCAAGACCGTCGGTGCTAAGAAAGATTTTCGCCGTACTGAGGTAGAATTTGACGGCTTGAACTACGAGTTTGTCCAGCCAACCCTCCGTGGCCGTAAGACTATTATCGAGAAGTCTCGTAATGCTGACGGGGATACAGATGATGTTCTTCTGTCTATCTACGCAGTTATTGAGTTGACTGTGATACCTGGCACAGAGGAGCGCATCTATGAGGATACTGACCTTGAGTCAATGCTGAACTCCCCAGCCGGTTCCTTTTGTAGACGTTTTTCGCAGGTAAGGCTGTAAGTGTAATGTTAGGTGCAGACAGCCCTTTGCCGGAAAGCGTCGGCTAACAAAACGAAGAGATAGCTGAATTCCAGATAGACTGAGACACTCCATAAGTTCCATTATGAAGTTCTGGAAATGTCCCGCCCAAGAGTTTGACAAGTGGTTCTCCTACTTTGAATGGAAGCATAAGAAAGAGCAAGCGGCTGAGAAGAAGTCAAAAGCTAAGAGTAGTGGAAAGAAGCAAGTCAAATTGTAAATAGTTTAACTACAAGTAGTTTAACTAAATTGAGAGGGAGCTTCGGCTCCTTTTTTCGTTAGCACAAACTAAACCTCCAAGACTCGTAATTGCTATCGTTAACAATATTTCTGGAGAATACTATGGCTGCTGACGGCCCGCAGATTAAAGGGGGAATTGAACTTAATACTAAATCCCTGCAGGATGCTATAAAAGCAAATTAAGCAATTAGAGAGATCTTTTCAGAAGTCTTCTAAGGGCGTAACAAGCTCTATGGATAGAGCGTCTAAAGGCATTGGTAACTTAGCTAAAAGCCTTGGAGGTGTCTCCCAGAAAAATCCAAAAGCATTCACAAATAACTAAACAGACCGCTGCCGCCACTGATAGAGGTGCCGCTGCTAATAAAAGATTACAGAGTAGTCTTGCCAGCAACATCAATGCTGTAAGCAGAGCAGAGATTGCACAACAGAAATTAGCATCCCGTATCAAAGCATCTGCATTGTCTGAGGATCAACAGCAAGCCGAGCTTAAGCAAAGTAAGGCTGCGCTCGATAAACTTACAACCTCTATCACCACTTATGGAAGTAAGAGTGCTGAGGCTGCAACTAGTAATGCCTCATTCAAAAAGACCATGACAGGCTCTAGCCTTGCCGTAGGTGACGCTAACAGAGAGTTCCGTGGTCAGGGCATAAGAGACTTTAACGGACGCTTCCAAGACCTCACAGGCTCTGTACAGTTAGCATTAGGCCCATTGTCAGGTATTGCTTCTCGTTTGGTTGCATTACAAGGGCTGTTTCGTCGTGGTGGTATTGAAGCGGCTACATTCTTTGGCTCATTGACAGCACTTACTATTGCCTTTAAAAAATTCCTTGCAAGCATCCCAAGAAGCTGAAACTACATTCCTACGTACAGAGAGCGTTTTAAAGAACTTAGGAGCTACCTCAGCCGTTACAGCAGAGGAAGTGATGAAGATGGGTCAGAACATTGGCCTAGCCACTCTAACGTCCACTAAGAGGCGAGAGACGCTGCCGTTGCCTTAGCAGTTTTGGGGGTATTGCTTCCGATAGCTTTGAACGTATTATCACCACCGCACAGGGTGTATCAGAGCAGTTTGGTGGTGACTTAGTAAGTAGTACCAAGTACCTTGCTAGAGCTTTGCAAGATCCAGAGAGACGCTTGACATCTCTTGAAAAGAAAGATTGGTACGTTTAGTGCTGCCGCGAAAGATCAAATGGATATTATGATCAGGCAGGGTGATATTGTGAGTGCTCAGGCTCTCATACTAGAAGAGCTGTCCGGTAGCTACACGCTTGCAACAGATGCTGCGGGTGGACTAGCGGGTGCTACAGACACAACTGGCGAGCTTATGACGAGTCTCTACGAAGAGATTGGACTCACATCAGGTGCAACAAAAGCAGCTACAGCACAATTTTCACGCTTCAATGACACCTTCAAGCAGATAATTCAAGGTGACACTGTTGATGCACTAGGAAGGTTATTGGTCAATGCTATCAACATTGCCGGTGATGCTGTTAACTTTCTTGCGGATAACACTGAGACTCTAGGTTTAATATTCAAAGTCCTTATCGGTAGCACTGTTGTAAAAGCTATACTAGCATTCGGAAGTTTAGGTCGAGCTATAGCAGGCGCAACGTTAGTTACCAGAGGTTTGGCGTTAGCGACCACGGCTCTAGGCATCTCAGCAGCTTCAGTCACCGCCGCATTCGCACCCTTCCTGCCCCTACTAAGAGCTGCAAAGATAGCAGCACTCATATTAACACCCGTAATAGGTACTCTTGTTACTAAATTTATATCTTCAGGTGAGGGTGCTAAGTCAGCATCACCTGAGATACTTGCTTATGCGGAATCTATAGATAAGGTTGTAGAAAGAACTAAAAGATTAGCTGGCATGAACCCAACACTAGGCTTAGCTGGTGAAGACTTAGAAGCTACGAATAATAAGCTTAGACGCCAACAAGGTATTA